TATCTTCTGCATCCCCCTCCTTGAGGTTACGAGTGACTGCGTTGATTCTATCAATTTCAAGCTCAACAGGAACCGCTTGAGCTTCTGCGGCAAGTTTTGTGGCTCTTGCTGTAGACTCTTGCGCTTGAGCATTAAGTGCATTGGTTTGCGATTGTTGGAATTGCATCTGAGTTTGCTGTGCCATCATCTGCATTTGCTGTGTTTCTGGATTGGGTTGCATAGCTTGAGTTAGTGCGGCAATTAACTCTTCACGATTAGACAGGTTCATGTTGTCAATAACCGACTGAACCAATGTCATATACAACGGAGAGTCTTGACCCATTGTCTGCAACAACTGTACCAACTGAGTTACTTCGTACTCACGAGCAATGATGCCTAGTGTACTGCTGGCATTAAATTTGTAGTCAGCAACAGGATAGTTTTCAGGATCAAACTGCATATACCGATGCGCGGCCTTTTTAACAAACGGAATCAAAAAGGATTGTTGAAAATTAATAAGGGTACGCTTATGACGCTTAATAACAGCGCCAAGAGACATGCTAATACCTGCCGCTGTTGACTCTCCATTAACTTGTCCAGCAATACCAGCGGAATCGACTGCTCCGGTTGCTTGCTGAACCATTTGTTGTAACGCTCCGGCTTGCGCGAACGTAATTTGATTAACCTGACCAAAGTTAAACGGCTGAAGTACTTCACGAGGATCTCCATTAGTAAGAATCATTTTGCCGGGACGGACTTCTGGTCTTGCGCCTCTAGGTAATCGAGTCGCATCAATCGCCATCATTGGATGAATGGTCAGACTAAGAGCGTCAATACGCGCTCGAAGCTCAGTATCTAATGCTTTTTGGCTGTTATATCCTTTTTCACAAACGCCTCTACCCCAAAATCGCCCTGGCACTACGTCCCAAGGGAATGCAACAACAGGTCTATCTTGCATCATGTACGGGTTTGGCTCTGCTTTTAGCAAAATACCACCGTTTGCTATAACAATAATCGCTTCAATGTAGTAGCTATCGCCCATTTCAATGTCTTCGTTGGCTTCATTCATGGAATCATTAAGAAGCTCACGCGGAACAAGGCCGTAATATTTAGTTAGGCGGACTTTGTCATCGTTATAGATTGTAATGTCCTGATCTGGCTCAAGATCTGTATCGGGAGCCGCAGGCCCAACATATTCTTTGCGATAAACGCCCTGTTCTTGCAACATTTCTACATGATGACGACTAACAAACTCATCGATGCACACGCCTAGCGCCTCATCTACGCTAGTTGCTACGGGATCTATAAGAAAATTTTGAGGAAGAATAGGCCGTAACTTAACTTTAACCCTATCTTGAATATTGATTCCTACTGCTTGCAGGTCACCATCCATGATTGGCTGGGTTGCTGGCGTCATTTCTTTCATTTCTTCAATGACAATTTCACCAATGCCCGTACCAAATACCGCTGAGTTAATTAAGCATTCTGCAACAGCCTTGCGAACCATGCAGTCTTCAAAATCTTCGGTGAGTTTATTTCTAAGGAAAAGAACATCCTGCCGTTCTGTATCGCCCATGTTGTCAGAAACATCAAACCACTTGCCTCTGCCAAATGTAGCCTCTTCTAACTCGGCGACATTAGATTCCACAGCTTGCTGTAAAGCAGGAGAAATAATACGACTACGCTCAGACTTGCGATCGCTATCAGCAGGATCCCAGATGCCACGCCATAGCCGATAGTATTCTTCAAAGCGAGCTTCATAGTTTGATTCGTAGTAGTCACGCCAATCCTCGCACTTTGTCATTACCCAGCCTTCAACAGACTGCTCTATAACAATGGGATCTTCTTCGTAAAGTTCCGACATAATTAGTATCCTGCTACCACATCTAATATTTGGTGGTCGTCAATTTCGTATTCGTAGTCATAAGCCACATCTGCAAGCTGATCAATGTAAGCTAACGCATCTATCAAATCATCATGGGTCAAAGGATCAGGGAATTGAAAGAGTTGGTCAAGGAATCTTGCATTCCATTCGCCTTTGTTAAGTGTGATATAACCGTTTTCAAAACGCCCCTGTAGCGCCCACATAACCCTATCAACTTTCTTTTTGTTGCCATGGGTTAGCTCTTCTACCCGAAAAAACGTACCGTACTTTTTTTGTAGGTCAGTTAATGGGGACATAACCGCTTGTTTGGCTATGCCCCTTTCGATACCTACTGATACCGGCCTATAGTCTCTTACGGCTTGGAAGATTTTGATCGCGGTTTCGTCGAGCGTCCACCTGCCGTGGATGATGTTTTCGACGTACCAGCCTTCTTCCGAGACGTTGACGACGGCGATCGCTGTTTCGTCGAGCTTCGCGTTTTTGGTGCGTTTTTTGTTGACTTCCTCGAAGCCGGCGAGGTCGATGGCGATGTAGTAGTCCCCGCTGGGATCTTTACTGTCTTCGACCCTAACCCAATCTTCTTTAAACATTTCTGACCCGCGAGCCTCAAAGCTCGCCATAAATTCTTGACGGAACGCATAACTAGACATACTCCTTTTAGCAACATTGATTTCATCTTTATCAAGCAGAGGATTATCGTAAGAAGTGAAATGGTAAGCCGTGTAAGTTTCATCATCTCCAAGCTCTGCATATTTGTACAATTCGTAAAAATGGTTCCTTCCCATTGGCGTCCCAATGAACATCGCACACCCTTTTTGATCCGCCAAAGCGGGTCTTAGGATCTGCTCGAATACATCAGGCTTCATATCTGCGTATTCGTCTAACACTAAGAATTTGAGGCTGACACCTCGCATTGTTTCTGGTCGGTCGGCACCCTTGAGGCTGATGGTTGCTCCGTTGACCAGTTTGATCTGTAAATTATTGATGTGACTACCAGCGATAACAGGATGACCCAACTCCAAAAGAGTTTGCCACATGATGTCCCGCGCTTGTCCTTGGGTTGGTGCAACGTAGAATACATGTCCCCTATCGGCCTGCAGAGCATTTACTATTAACATCCATGCGGCTAGTCTAGATTTACCGGTACGCCTTCCTGCCGCTACAATTTTAAAGCGCGTATCGTCAGACCAAACCTGTTGTTGCCATGGCAATAATTCGATATTGAGATCAGTCAAGGTCGTCTAACTCTTCTTCGGTTAATTCACGCTCTTCTGCGCCAGCCTGTTTAAGAAGATCGTTTAGCTCAACAGGAGATCCAAATTTATACATGACTGCCGGTACTGCTCTGCGTCCTGTTAGCATTTCCACCATGTTCCAGCCATCTTCCCCCGGTGGAAGCCGTACATATTTATGATCTATGTCGCACTTCGTCAGCTTCTCTCTAATAAACCGACAGCCTTTGCACCAATCTGCGCCAAGGACAATAACCATATTAGAAGTTTAACCTTGGTGTTGCAGTTACCAGTTCAAACGAAATGATGCTGACAAATGTAGATCCTGCTTCTGGTGTAAGGATTAAGGTGTCACCCTCTTTTGCCACAAGGAACTCACCAAACTGACCGCCAAACTCTAAGAAATCTTTTGAACCAACATTTTTGCCTGACAGGAAATCAATGTTGACACTATTATGTACCCAGCGGGCATCAATGCTTTTACTGCTACCTGTGGTGTTTGAGATAAACAGATAGGTAACAATTGCATCATAGCCTGTTGGTACGTCTAATATTGTGTTACCTGACCCTGCAGTTAGGGCATCACCGTGAGAAAACTTCATGAGTATGTCCACATAACGGGGGTTGTGTCACGATTATCGACATGAACGAAGGATCGAGCCACTCCGATACCACCAAATCCTAGTTTTAGAGCCTCATGGACAATATTCATGCGCTCAACACCGTTAGTTACGCGGATATCACAGGCGATACCTTGCGAATGGGTGCCAGGCTTTTCTTTATTGACCTCGTTAGGGTGCGAAGGATCTCTGTAACCCGAAGTAATGACAAAAGGAAAGCCGCAAGCTTCACGCAATTCGTCTAGCTTTTCCAGAAATGCGTCATCCATCTCGTTGTTGTTGGTATGAGTGCAGTTAAATTCTTCTCGTTTAAAGTATTTCATTACTTTTTCTTGCGCTTAGGTCTTGCTTTATTTGCTTTAGTTGACGCTTTTGCTTTAGATCTTGATTCTTCTTTTCTTAATCGAGCCATATCTAACTCTTGCTGAATTACCCTCATGCGCTTGCGTAAATTTTCTATATTTTTTTGTTCTTGTGCTGTAGAAATTCGAACACGCTTTCCATCTTTATCTATCATAAAAGCAGATGTAGGGGTAACAACAATAGTTCCAGGTTTTTCGTCATTTTTTTGAGAAGCCATAATTTAATCCTCTGGTGTCTGTTCAATTACCGTGGGTTGGATAGTAGTCGGATCAATGTCTTTGACCTCAGCTGTACCCACACCCGTAATGTTGATCTGAATAGCAGATTTGCCGCCATTTTGCACGACATCTTTTTCAAATGCGGCTACAGGCAGGATTCTATCCATCACTAACTTCCATGCGGCGGACTGATTCTTGTGGTCATTGTCTAACGCGGCATCAAATATAGTGTCTAAGACTAGCTTGGATTTAGGGGAGGCCAGCATACGAGCCTTGTACTCGTTGATCTTGGCGGCATCACCTTTAGGACGACCCGGCTTACCTCTACCACCGGGGGAATTAGACGCTAATGCTTTACTGCTGGGTTTAGTTCGCTTCTTTTCTTCTTTTATTTGCGCTTTACGACGTTGCTTGTAAGTTAAGCCGTCGCTTTCGGGTACATCTACTCTCTTGTTTGTCATAAATTTTAATGGGTCTTATTAACCAACCCGCCCTCCCTATCCTATACATATACTCGGGACTAAACAACACCCA